CTGGTATGTTGGACGCTGCCATGCCTGAACTTCCTAACACCACTGGTCCTGCGCTTCCTTTCTGATATGAAAAAACTTATGATGGCACTGGCAGCAGCATTCATCGCTGCTCCAGTATTGGCAGATCCAATCAAAGACGATGAGTTCTTCACTCCTCATGCTCAAGGGTGTATGTTACTCCAAGAATGCACCGATCATGTTCAAGAACTTAAAACAGTTTCTGACCTCAACAAACACGAGGAACTGGCTGATATTGATTATAGTGTTGTTGCTGATGAGTTTAACTCTCTCGTCCGATCACTTAATTCGGTCGGAGCTAAGGTTTTTCTAGCAGACATCCGATACTTTCCAGTTGGACATCGTGGTGTCTATCATACTGTAAGTAACAACTTCTTCCTGAATGTTGCCCACATGAAGCGTCCTGGTGTGGTGATGTCAGTGATGCGCCATGAAGGATGGCACGCTGCTCAGGACTGCATGGCAGGTACGATTGATAACAACTTTATTGCTATCATCAAACCTGAAAAAGATGTTCCTAAGATTTGGCAAGCGATTGCTAAAGATACTTACAAATCTCAACCACATGCAATTCCCTGGGAGAAAGAAGCATACTGGGCAGGTCACACTGAAGGTATGACTGCTGCAGCACTTGAGTCATGTGCTGCAGGTACAATGTGGACTGACTATGACCCTACACCCATGACTCGTGAATGGTTGGTTGAGAATAATTTTATCTCTAAATAGAGTTGCCTTTGCTGGTGACTCATGTCTGAAGAAGTAAAACAGGAAAAACCAAAAGGACCTATCGGAAAGTTGAAAGAAAAGATTGAGGACGCTGACGAACAGTTGGCAGTCCTCAGCACACTTGTAAGATTGGGTATCCTTATTTGGTCCGGTGGTATTCTTACACTTAACTATGTGACCATTCCCGGATTGCCACAGCAGAAGATCGATCCGACCTTCATAGCCAGCGTGTTCACTGGGGTTTTAGCCACCTTCGGTGTCCAGACGGCGAAAAAATCTAATGATGGCACCATGAAGATGAATGGTGCTAATGGTGCTGCCGCTGCAGGTGGTGCTGGTGTAATCACTAAAGCAGATCTTGAAAAACTAATCGCTGCTGCTTCTCAAACTGCACCCTCTCAGACAATTAGAGTTGAGCAAGGACCAATTAAAATCGTAACCGATTCAGATCAACCTCCATACAAAATGTAATCATGAAACCTTACCTCAAATGGACTGCTATCAGTGTTGGTAGTGTCGTAGCAATCGCACACGTTGGTGTGTTGGGACATTTAATTAGTCGGCAACCTGAAAGAGTTGTCCAAGTTCCAACCATTAACATTCCACGCGGTACTCCATATTCTTCCTACAAAATTGAAGCAGGTAAGGATGGGTACAGTATTGAATATAAAGCAAATGATCCTGCCATCCTTGAATCACAAAGGTCTTTAGATCTTAACCTTGATAAGAAAGGATTCTTTGGCGGAAAAACTGAGCAGCGAAAAGAGTATCGCCAAGATCAATATACCATGGAAGGTGTGAGGAACATGGGAGGTGCCGCAACGCTGGACGGTGAGGGAAAGAGTGCAAAAGACGTAGAGTGTTTAGTGGCGGACGCTGGAGCAAGGTCACAAGGTGCGATGGCAGGAACTAGTATTGCTGCTGGTGTAGCAGTCCCTGCTGTTGTTAATATTCCTTATATTGGATGGTTGGCATCTGGATGGGCTCTATTGCTTGGGCAGAATGTTGGATCTGAAGCAGGTTCACAAGTTCATTCTATGATTAGTGATTGTTAGGGTGTCAATACAAAATGTCTACTTTGTTCATATTTCTTTTCATTTCGTTGATAACTATTACTATGGAACTAACATGGCCTGTACGTAATAGAAACAAAATGTTCTAATGAAACCTGAAGACAAAGAGCGGGAAGAGAGAATCAAAAGGATCTCTAAGCAAGTTCATCCCCACGACGATGAACCCGATCCTACTGCTTACATGGGGAACTATAATTTTCCTCAAATGCTTTTTGCTTTTTGTCTTGGTTTTGTCACCATGTTTGTACTATCAGTTAATGAAATCAATGAATTTAAAGGGTGTCCACTCCCAGAATATTTTAGGAACAACGTAAAATGAAAGTAGGACTTATTGGTCTTGGTCGCATGGGTGAGGGGATGTCTCGCCGCATGATGAAACAAGGTATTGAAGTTTGGGGTTATAGGAGAAACTATGAAAAAGCTCAAGAAGCGTTTGAAAAGGGTTATGTCAGTGGAGTTACCACTAATCTGGAAAGCCTTGTTCAAGTAGTACATGAACAGGAGGGTATGGTTGGTAAAGCACCAGGTATCTTTCAACTTGTCATCCCCGCAGAATTAGTAGAGGACACGCTTAATGAGTTACTACCACTACTTGGCGACGGGGATATTATTATTGACCATGGCAATAGCAACTTTAAGGATTCTCGCAGGAGAGCAGAAAGGTTGGCTAAACTTGGCATCCAATATCTTGACTGCGGTACTAGTGGTGGAGTTTATGGTCTGGAGCGTGGATACTGTCTTATGGTTGGTGGTGCAGATACAGCAGTATCTGTATGTGCCCCCATTTTCCGGGCACTTGCACCAGGGATTACCGCTGCGCCCCGCACAGATCCATACACTCGCGCAACCAGTGCTGAATACGGTTGGTTACATTGTGGTGGACCAGGTGCCGGACACTTTGTTAAAATGGTTCACAATGGTGTAGAGTATGGAATCATGCAGGCCTATGCTGAGGGGTTTAACATCTTGCATCATGGCGATCTTGGTTCCCATTACATCAAAGAAGGTGATGCTGAGGTGGCTCCGATGGAAAATCCGGAGGATTATCAATATGATATTGACACTGTTGAGGTGGCTGAGTTATGGCGTCGTGGTAGCGTTGTTGGTAGTTGGTTACTTGACCTTACCGCTGATGTTCTGCGCCATGATCCTAAACTGGACAAGTTCGATGGAGGAGTATCAGATTCTGGTGAGGGTCGTTGGACTCTTCACAGTGCTGTGGATCTCGGTGTTCCCACTCCTGTTATTAGTGCTGCCCTCTTTGAAAGATTCAATTCGAGGAGGCTTGGAGAATTTGGAAACAAAATCCTAAACGGTATGCGATACATGTTTGGGGGTCACAATGTTCGGTAATGCACTATTGGTCCTCGCACTTCCCTTTGTACTATCCACAGTATATTTCGGGTTACGAAAAGGTGAAAATAACTACTACGACTCAGACAAGTATGATGGAAACGGAACCGCTCACTAGACGCATAGTCATCTTCGGTGCTACTGGAGATCTATGTAAGAGAAAACTTATTCCAGCACTCTATGAGTTATGGAAGAAGAAACTGCTTCCACATAATATTTTGATCGTTGGCGCTTCTCGTAGAGAGACATCTCGCGATCAATGGTTACAATCTCTTGGTGAGTATCCTGAAGAGTTCTGTCATTGGTTGGACTTTGTTTCCTGCGACTTATCATGTGAAGAGAGTTTGCATAAACTTCATGATGAGAGTGCGGATACAACTTACTTTTTATCTGTTCCACCTCACACTTACTCTGACGCTGTTCATAATCTCAAAAAGGCTGGTTTCTTAGATGACCCTGAAAGAAGTAGGGTTGTCATTGAAAAACCGTTTGGTAGTGATTTTAAATCGGCAGATAAACTTCAGCATGACATCTCTGGAGTTATTCGTGAGCAACAAATCTATCGCATCGATCACTATCTTGGTAAGGACACGGTTAATAACATTCTTGCTACACGATTCTCTAACACATTGCTAGAACCTCTGTGGAATCGTAACTACATTGAAGAGGTTCAAATCTTTGCCACCGAAACCATCGGGTGTGAGGGTAGAGCACAATACTATGAGGGCATGGGTGCAGTTAGAGACATGCTGCAGAACCACATGATGCAATTGCTGGCACTTATTGCCATGGAAGCACCTTGTAAGATGTGTGCAAAGGAAATTCGTAGAGAGAAAATTAAGATTCTTTCTGCAGCACGACTGGGTGAAAAACTTATCACTGGTCAATATGAAGGGTATCGTGCAGAGCAAGGTGTGGGAGATGATTCAGTAACTCCAACATTTGTGGCAGGTGACTTGTATGTTGATAACTGGAGATGGCAAGGTGTTCCTTTCCATTTCATGACTGGAAAGAAAATGCCTTATCAATGTGCTGAAGTTATTATTAAACTTAAAGCACCACCACTGAACCTTTTTGAAGGACATGAATACAATGATCGTATTGTCATGAGGTTCCAACCAAATCCTCACCTGGATATTCGTATTGATATGAAAGCCCCTGGTTTAGATGAAGGTGTTGAAACTGCTACACTCACGCATCCATATCCTGAGGGTGCTGTTGATGGTTATGAAAAACTTTTATACGATGTCATAAACTGTGATCAATCACACTTTGTTCACGCCGACGAAGTGTTAGAATCTTGGCGTATTGTTGATGATCTATTATGTGTGGGTGATTCTTGTAAAATTAGAACCGCTCCCTACATATACACCCAAGGGAGTTGGGGTCCAACCCATAAAACTAATTTCATCACCAATTGGGATTATCCAGCATAGCCTATGGACAAAGACGAAAAGAGGGAGTTCTACAAGGGACTCAGAGAAAGGATTAAACAACTTAGGATGGAACATCTTTTTGAAGAACCTTGCCCACTTTACGAAGAAGAAGATGATTCATAAAGTTGCACACTTCGCTGCTTACGTTCTCAACAATCCATACACACTAGCACCCATGTGTATGGCACTAGTGTTTGTTCCCATCTTAGGAATGTGGGCAGTTCACAAATACGGATGGGAGCATTGGGAACCCTTTGCTAACAATCATAAATGAATACAGTAGTACTTCTAGCATGTCTATCACCCATAATCGTTATCTTCATTGTAATGAAATTAGCGGTGTTCTTGTCCGGAATTTATTCTGAGGAAAAATATGTCGAGTCAGAATCCAGAAAACCACATGGACCCTATCTGGCAGATGCGTATGCGGACGTTGACGAAGAGGAAGAAGAGTATGGAAATCGCACAGATTATAGATGATGCTCTCTATGAATATTATGTTGTTGAACTTGGTGAAGATGTACCTAACTGGAGGTATATCAAAGATCAAGATTGGTGGTTAGAGTATCTTGATTCTCTTGGTATACCTAGGAGAAACCCATGAATTTATTTCTACGCCCGTTAGAAGATGTGAATGATGTCACCTGGAGTATTATCTGGATGCTCATCATTCTTCTAGCGGGAGTTTTATATGTCGTCGTCTATATACTAGGCATTGACGAGCGAGAGGCACATGGGAGCCATGACACCCCCGAGTCGGAAGAGTTGTTACAACTTCCGAGTGATCGAGATTAATCGTGTTGTTGACGGCGATACTATTGATGTCACCATTGATCTTGGGTTTGACTTATACAAGAAAGAAAGAGTTAGAGTTGCAGGAGTTGATACGCCAGAGAAGAGAACAAGAGATCTCGAAGAGAAGGCACTGGGATTAGATGCAACCAATTGGATGAAGCAAAAACTAGAGGGTGCTATTGATGGAGACGATGATCTCGTCATCAGAACTGAATTGGTGGGTGGTATGGGTAAGTATGGTCGCCTTCTTGGCTGGTTATATATTGGAGACGGAGAGACATCGCTGAATGAACAGATGATTGAAGAAGGATATGCCTGGGCATATGATGGTGGCACCAAACAAAAGAACTTTGGAGAGTTAAGAGAAATCAGGAGAGCACACGGAACCCTGGTTGAGTAATGCCCATCCCTGATATACGATTAAATAATATTAGAATACGTGAGATTGGAATTCCTGATGTCCCTAGATGGATGACATCAGAACCACCCCAGGCAATACCTGTCTATCCACCTGTCACGTCTGAGGTTGGCACACCCATTGTAAACATACCTGGGTGTGTTGAGGCACACAAAGAGAACGATAAAAACATAGGACTAAAGGAGGAAGATCCTGAAGGCGTCATGACTTTGTGTGATGCTGGGACTCCCTCTTTTAGTCCTATTGAGTATGATGCGAACAAGTTAGAATATACAACAGAGTCACCTGAACCTCCACCAATTAACCCACCAAAGGCACCAGAGGCACCACAACCAAAGACACCTGATGTTCCTAAAAACAATACACCAAAAGTAGAATGTCCTACTAGGGAACAGCAATTAAAAAACCCTGTAGGAAAGATCCTAGAGGGCAATAAGAAAGTGGTTGGATATGAGGTTGTAGGTAAAGAATGTTTGATGGTGACTGAAAATCTAACCATACCTGATCAGATTATTGGAAACATTCCTAACGCTGGTGCTGTGACTGCTACCGCATCGATCGCCGTGGTGGCAACGACCTCGGCACTGCTCGCAAAACCTCTTGCTGACCTTCTGTTAAAAGTGGTGAAACCTGCTGTGAAGAAAGTCCTGAAGAAGGTTGCGACCTTACGGGGAAAGAAGATCCCGGTGCAGTCGAGAGGGGAACGCCTAGCTGAGCAGCGTCAGAGGAACCAGGCTGTGAAGGCACTACGCTCTGTGCGCCCAATGAAGAAGTAGGTTTAGGAATACTGTGTCCATGAGGTGCGATAGCATTCTTATTCATGACAATCACATCTGCACATATAGCAGCATATTTTGTGCCAGGTCTAAACATAATACCCGCCTTCATCAACTCGCCACAATTCTTGAGTCTGGCTATCTCAAAATCTAACCTCTTAT